CGCGTTGAAGAAGCTGAGCGACTATTTGGGGGACAAGCGTGACTGACCTGACGCATATCCTAGGCGGCCCCTGGAGCCCGCCGAAGCCCGCGCCGATCGAAGATCAGATCAGAGACGCTATGCGCGCGGCGGGCGTGACACCGCCTAGTTCGATTGTGATCGACGGCACGCTGCACCGGTACCAGACCGGCAGCAAGGGCCAAGCCGGGCACGATAAAGCAGGATGGTACGTGTTCTTTCCCGACGGCGTGTGCGCGGGGATGTTTGGCGACTGGCGCACGGGCGTGACGCAGACATTCAGAGCTGAGGTGGGGCGGGAGCTGACGGCCCAGGAACAGATGGCCATCACCCGCAGGCAGGCGGAAGCCCGCGCCGCTCGAGACGCCAAGGCCGCGCAAGCCGCTGAGACAGTGGAGGCCATATGGGCGCAAGCAGGGGCGGCGAGTGATGACCATCCCTACCTTGCGCGCAAGCGGGTCAAAGCCCACGGCCTTCGCATCACTGGCGACGGGCGGTTGATGGCTCCGCTCTACGATCACACGGGCGCGCTGTCGTCACTGCAATATATCGATGCCGAAGGCGGCAAGCTCTATCACGCAGGGGCGGCGACAGGGGGGCGGTATTGGGTTGTCGGAAGCTGTGAAGGCGATGTCATTTACATTGCCGAGGGCTTCGCCACAGCAGCTACCATTCACGAAGTGACCGGCAAGCCCTGCGTGGTGGCGTACAGCGCCAGCAATCTGGTCCCCGTCACCGGCTTTATACGCGAGGCTCACCCGGACGCTGAGCTGGTCATTGTGGCGGACAATGACGCCAGCGGCGTTGGCCAGAAATACGCCGATCAAGCAGCAGCCAAACACCGCGCCAAGGTGGTGGTCATTCCCATCCAAGGCGACGCCAATGACTACGTTGCTGGCGGCCATGACCTGCAGGCCCTGCTTAACCCGCCGATCGAGCAATGGCTCATTCCCGCCGATGAGTTTTCAGCCCAGCCCGCGCCGCTGCGATGGTTGGTTAAAGGCTGGATCCAGGCCGAAGCCCTGCACATGATCCACGGCCCTTCAGGCGGGGGCAAGACGTTTGCCGTGCTTGATCTCATGCTGCACATGGCGGCGGGCCGCACTGAGTGGAACGGCTGCAAGGTTAAGCCGGGGGCGGTGGTCTACCTCGCCGGTGAAGGACACCACGGTCTTCGAGGGCGCGTCGCCGCTTGGAAACAACACCACCAAGCCAATTCCGCGCAATCGATCAGCCTGACCATGTGGTTAAGCCGAGAAGGGTGCGATCTCAACACCAAAGAAGGCTTGCAGCATGTGATCGATCACATCAGGGGCCTGAACCACCAGCCCGACGTGATCGTGGTGGACACCCTGCATCGCTTCCTCAAGGGCGATGAGAACAGCGCCCAGGATGCGAAGACCATGCTGGACGCTTGCGCCCACCTCATGCGGGGCTTTGGGTGCGCTGTCATTCTCGTTCACCACACAGGAGTGAGTGAGGAGGCCCAGCACCGCGCCAGAGGATCAAGCGCCTGGAGAGGAGCGCTGGATATCGAGATCAGCGTGGTCCCTGGCGACAACGGGTTGCTGCGTCTTGTCCAACGCAAGAGCAAAGACGCTGAGCTGAAGCCGCCGATGAATGGCAAGCTCGAGGCGGTTACCCTTGCCGGATGGGTCGATGAAGATGGCGAAGCCGTCACCAGCGCGGTTCTCGTCGAAGCCCCGCCAGAGCCGAAAGAAGCCAGTGGAGCCATCCACCACCACCAGAAATTATTTTCTAGGGCTTGGGTCGAAGGGGGCAAGATTTTGCTTGGCGAGGATCCATTTGTAGCAAGGGATGCCGTGGCCATTTTGCTCCAAAATGATGGCTACAAGCCGGGATCGGTCAAAAATATGCTCGCACCAAGCAGCAAGGGGAAGCCCGTGCATGACCTGCTGAATGCTGAATGGATTAAAAAGGCGTCAGATGAGGGAGATGATAGCGACGGCTGGATCATCATCGAGCCAGGGTGGAGGGCCTCACTTTTGGTCATTAGTGACTCACCAGTGAGTCATCAGTGACTTTGCGTTACAAAGTCATCGGTCATCGCACGGTCATTTGTGAGTCATCGATGAGTGGTCAGGAGTGAGCACAATTTCACTCAGTCACTCACTCACTTTTCACTCACACCTTAGGGTGAGTGAAGTGAGTGACTGAGTGAAGTGCTCGCTGAAGGTGACTCCGGTGACGCAGTGACGGCTAAAAAAGGGGTTGGATTAGCTAAGTCTGGCCAAGGTGTGCGGTTTAGAAGGGATTGGTTAGCTAGGTCTGGCTAAGTGGCGACGCGGTTGGTGCAATGGTTAACGGCAGAGGCGGCAGAGGTGGAACGACATGAAGGAAGATTACTGGAAAGCAAGGTGCGAGGAGCTGGAGGAGGAACTCCGCCAAGTGCGAAAACTCCTCGATGAGGAAATTCATCCCGTGGTGTCGGCGATGGGCATGATCGCCCCGCAGACCCCCAGCGGCGCGGTCGCAATGGTCGCGGCGCTCTACGAGGCTTACCCCCGCGCGCTCTCACGAGATCGGCTTATGCTTGTGAGAAGGGCGTGCAGGCATGACGTGGACCCAAAGGTTATTGATGTGCAGATCTGTCGCGCACGCCAAGGATTGCGGCGGGCTGGCGTGGAAGGGCCGATCATCGTCACGGTCTATACCGCTGGCTACCGTATGCACGCAGGGGCCTATGCGTGGCTGTCTGAGCGGTTGGCGGAGGTGGAACGGTTGACGGACGCACGGTTGACAGAGGGGTCGAACCTTGCTTCTGTCGCGACAAAACACAGGGGTTGACGGCAAAACATAGGGGCTGATCATGGGCAATCATCTGGACATGGCGCAACGCCAAATCGAAGACAGAGCCGAGCTGAGCCGCGTGCGCGCCGAGCTGGCGATCCAGCGCAAGGCGCTCGCTAACCTGGAAGAGCGCGAAATCGCAATCGTGGGGCGCATGGATGAGCGCCTGTTGGCCATGGCTAGCTTGTTGGAGGCCGATAAGGCGATCGGGTTGGTGGTCGAACAGCCTGCGGTTTCAGTGGATGCGGATGCGGTTGACCTGGCCGCCGTGTCTGACGGCCCAGTGGACCGTGCTAACGGCGCGGCGGTGTTTTAGTGTCCGCGATCGGTAACCCCGCAGCCGTCCAGGCAGCAGCGGCTAAACGCGACCAATGGGGCCGCGAGCGCTATGAGCAGGGTCGCCGCGACGGCGAGGCGCAGGCTGAAGCCCGGTATGCCGATCGCCTGGAAGGCGCCCGCACGGAGCATCTGCAGGAGATCGCGCGCCTCGATGAGAGGCACAAGGCTAATGATGTCGAGATCAGAGGCGCCGCTTACTGGCGCGGCAAAGTGATCGGCGGCATTGGTGGTCTCGTTGTCGGCGTGGTGCTGGCTGTGATGGTTAACGCCTTGATGATCTCTCAGACTGAGCGCGCTATTGCCGCCGGGGCGAATGTGGCCCAAGGTGGGATGACCGCAGGGCTCGCGATCGATGCCTTGCAAGAAGGGGCAGAACAATGAAGATTGGCGTTGGACTTCCACCCGGCTGGTCCGTTATCGGAACCATCCTCACAGGCGCTCTTCTCTGGGTCGGCGCGCAGCTGCCGGCATGGCTCGCTTGGGGCTTTACCGTCTTGACGGCGCTGGTGCCTGATGTCAGTGTGGCGCCTGTTGTTGAACCGCCGCCCCCGGTGCAGTGATGGCGAAGCGACCTGGTCTTTACGCAAACATCGCAGCCAAGCGAGCCCGCATAAAGGCAGGCTCTGGTGAGAAGATGCGGAAGCCTGGCGCAAAAGGCGCTCCCACCGCGAAAGCTTTTCGCGAGAGCGCGAAGACGGCGAAGAGATAAAACGTAGCTCGCGCGCGGTAATATGAAGAAACCAGGTCGCCCTGCTCACGTTAAAACTGAAGAGAACGCGCAGCGCGTTGAGCAGTTGTGTGCCTATGGCATGGATCACGTCACTATCGCCAAGATCTTTGGCATTAGCCACGACACGCTGACCAAGTATTATCGCGATGAGCTTGACGTTGGCAAAGCCAAGGTTGTTGAACAGGTTGCAAACTCGCTGAAGCAGAACGCCCTTAATGGCGACACGCAGGCGCAGAAGTTTTTTCTGTCAAGCCGTGCGGGCTGGAGCGAAAGCTCGCAGCAAAAGGTTGATGCGAGCGTAACCCTTGCCGTCGTCACAGGCGTCCCGCATGCCTCAGAAGCAGATTAGCCTCGCCTACTACCCCCGCGAATGGCAGGCCGAATGTCACAAGCGAAGGGTTAGGTTTCGCGTGTTGGCGCTCCATAGAAGGTCGGGCAAAACCGAGATGGCCCTGATGGAGCTAATCGACGCGGCGCTTAAGACCACCGCAGACCTGGCCTACTACGTCTATCTCGCGCCTTTCCTGAAGCAGGCCAAGACCATCGCATGGGCGCGCTTGAAGCAGCGGCTGGGGCCGCTTCTGAACGTCAATGCGTTGACGGTTAACGAGAGCGAGCTAAGCATCAAGCTGGCGCACAATGGCGCAGTGATCCGGATCTTCGGCGGCGACAACCCAGACGCCTTGCGCGGCGTGCGCCTTGATGGCGTGGTCATCGATGAGGTTGCGCAGATCAAGCCTGAGGTGTGGCAGGACATCATTCAGCCGGCGTTGTCTGACCGCAAAGGTTGGGCGCTGTTCATCGGTACGCCTTCGGGCGTCAACCTCTTCAGCGAGCTGTTCTTTCGCGCCAAAACCCTGCCTGATTGGTCCTCGGCGCTTTACACGGTTTACGACACCGACGCCCTCGATACCGATGAGATCGCACGCTTGCGCCGCGACATGAGCGAGACAAGCTTCAGCCGCGAGTATCTGTGCGACTTCAGCGCGGCTGGCGAGGATCAGCTGATCTCCTTGTCTGACGTGCAAGCCGCGACGCAACGGCACTACGCAATCACAGAGTATCAATGGGCCCCGCGCATCCTTGGTGTGGATCCCGCGCGCTTTGGCGATGATCGCAGTGTGATCTTTCCGCGTCAGGGTATGGTGGCCTTTCCGCCTATCGTCCTGCGTGGCGTGGACAACATGGACTTGGCCTCGCGCGTTGCGGCCAAGATCGCTGAGTGGCAACCCGATGCGGTGTTCGTGGACGCAGGCAATGGCTCTGGCGTGATCGATCGCCTGCGTCAGCTTAAGCATGAAGTCACCGAAGTCTGGTTCGGCGGGCGCCCCATTGACGAGGCGTACAAGGACAAGCGCACTGAGATGTGGTGCGGGCTGGCCGAGTGGATCAAACTGGGCGGCGCGATCCCTGATGACGTGGCCCTCAAGCAAGACTTGGCCGCGCCGACTTACGCCTTCACGCAGACGGGTAAGCGCGTGCTTGAAAGCAAGGATGACCTTAAGGCGCGCGGGCTTCCTTCGCCTGATCTTGGCGACGCTCTGGCCCTGACCTTCGCCGCGCCAGTGGCGGCTAAGACCCGCTTTGAGCGCCAGCGCGATGAGTTGGCTCGGCCCCGATCGCGTGGTGAGTACAACCCTTTGGATATGGTCTGATGGCGATCCCGCGCGAGATCATCGCCAGCGAGTGGATCGATCGCGCTTGGCCGTTGCTCGAAGAGCATTACGCCGAGCTGGCGACCGTGCCTGATATCATGCTGCTAAAGCCCGACGTCGAGCGCTACCAGACCCTTGAAGCGGCGGGAAACCTCTTTGCGATTGGCATGTTTGACACTCATGTCGATGCTGATGGCAATGGCGCCGAAACCCTCGTCGGTTACAGCGTTAATATTGTGTGCACCAACCTGCATTATGGCGACCTGTTGATGTGCCAGAATGATCTCCTTTTTGTGCGGCGATCACACCGGCGCGGCATGACCGGCATGCGGCTGATTACGGCGACTGAGCGGGCCGCCAAAGAGCGAGGTGTCAAGATGATGCTGTGGCACGCTAAGCCGGGGACAACCCTCGATCGGATGCTGCCGAGGCTGGGTTACGGCATCCAAGACATCATCTATTCGCAGGTGCTGTGATGGCTTTGACCGCTGCTATTGCTTCAGTCGCCGCATCTGGCGCAAGCGTTTACCAAGGCCAGAAGGCCCAGAAGGCTCAACGCCGCGCCGCCAACCAAGCCACCATGCAAGCCGAGATGCAACAGCGTCAAGCCGAGCGTGAGTTCAACCGCGCGAACCAGAAGCGCCCCAACATTGCAGCGCTCGCCGCACGCAATCGCGCCATGAGTGGCGGTGGGGTTGGCGGCACATTCCTTACCGGCACAATGGGGGCCCCCACATCAAGCGGCATGCTGGGCCGTACGAGTTTGCTAGGATCATGATCCCCAAAACCGACATGCTGCGCCGCTGGACGGCGCTCCAGACCGAGCGGTCCAGCTGGATCGCTCACTGGCGCGAGCTGTCGGATTATCTGCTTCCTCGCTCGACGCGGTTCTACAAGTCAGATCGCAACAAGGGCACGAAGAAGCACAACGCCATCTTCGACAGTACGGCTTCACGCTCCCTGCGTATCCTGTCAGCCGGCATGATGAGCGGCATGACCTCGCCTGCTAGGCCATGGTTCAGGCTGGCTTTGCCCGATGAAGACCTGATGGACTATGCCCCGGTCAAGTCATGGTTGGCCGAGACGCAGGGGCGCATGCTGAACGTGTTCGCTCGATCGAACACTTACCTCATGCTCCATGCCTGTTACGAAGAGCTTGGCGCATTCGGCACGTCGGCGTCCGTCATCATGGATGACTATGACGCCCTCATCCATCATTACCAAAGCCCCGTTGGCGAGTTCGCCTTGGCCACGGATTATCGCGGCAACGTCAACACGATCTACCGCGAGTTTGAGAAGACGGTCGCCGAGTTGGTTGCCGAGTTTGGGTATGACCAGTGCTCGCGCACGACCCAAGCGCTCTATAACTCAGGCAATCTCGATGCATGGGTGCCGATCATCCACGGTATCGAGCCCCGCAGCGATCGCGATGCACGCAAGGCCGATGGCAAGAACAAGCCTTGGCGCAGCGTCTACTTCGAGCCTGGGCGCGAGGATGCAGGCGACAAGGTATTACGCGAGAGCGGCTATGATCGCTTCCCCGGCCTTGCCCCGCGCTGGCACAAAATGCCCGGCGATGTGTATGGCAACAGCCCCGGAATGGAGGCCCTCGGCGACATCAAGCAACTTCAGCACGAGCAGCTGCGCAAGGCCAACGCCATCGACTATCAGACCAAGCCGCCCTTGCAGGTGCCCGCCAACATGAAGGGCCGCGACCTAGACTATCTTCCCGGCGGCGTGACCTATGTCGATGCGCCCGGCGCGCAGAACGCGGTATCGACCCTGTTCAACGTGCAGCTGGACTTGCAACACCTGCTCTTCGACATCCAAGACGTGCGCGAGCGCATCCGTGGCGCTTTTTATGCCGATCTCTTTCTTATGCTGGCGTCGACCGTTCCAGGCCGCATGACGGCGACTGAGGTGGCCGAGCGGCACGAGGAAAAGCTCCTGATGCTCGGCCCCGTGCTTGAGCGCCTGCACAATGAGCTACTCAAGCCTTTGATCGACGAAACCTTCACCCGCATGGTGCAGGCGAACCTTGTGCCGCCACCGCCTGAAGCGTTGCAGGGCGTGGAGTTGGACGTGGAGTTTGTTAGCATGCTGGCCCAAGCGCAGCGGGCGATCGGCGTTAATGGCGTTGACCGTTTTGTGGGCGCTCTTGGCGCGGTGGCCCAGATGCGCCCTGAGGTGATCGACAAAATCGACGTCGACAAATGGGCCGACAGCTATAGCGACATGCTTGGCGTCGATCCCGACATCATTGTTGCAAGCGAGAACGTGGCTATCATTCGCCAGCAACGCGCCCAGGCCCAAGCCCAAGCCCAACAGATGCAGGCCGCGCAGATGCAGGCTGATGCAGCGGCCAAGCTTGGCACGGTCAAGACCGACGAAAAGAACGCCGCGACTGATCTCATCAACCTATTCAGCGGCTATGGAGGAACCTAACATGCCTGGAATGAAACCCTACGGCGCCAAGCCCGCTGGCAAAGGCGGCAAGATGACCCCACCGCGCACGCCTCGTCGCCCCGCGCCATCTCGCAAAGGAAAGTAAGCCATGGGTGCGCCCGTCGTTTCACAAGCGCTCGAGACGCTTACAGCCACGATCGAAAACGGCGGCAGTTTGTCCGGCGCTGTGGATCTTGGCGGGCGCAAGCTCGTGGCGATCGACATGCCTTCAAGTTGGACTGCTGCTTCGCTGACCTTCCAAGCCAGCGTGGATGGCGTCACCTATGATGACTTGTACGATGGCGCGACTGAACGCACACTCGTGGTCGCCGCTTCGCGCTATCTGGCGCAAGCCATTGGCGATTGGGTTGGCGTGCGGTTCCTGCGCATTCGCTCTGGCACAGCCGGTACGCCGGTTAACCAAGGCGGCGCGCGAACGATCACTTTGGTGGTGCAGCCGTGAGCATCTTGGCGCTTTGGCTTAAGCGGGGCTTTATCGGGGAACGGGCAAGCCCTGGCGGGTCCGTGGCCGAAGAGGTTGTAGCGCGTACTGGTGTGGTAATTGTAGCCCGAGATGGCTCGACAATAGTGGGGCGTGACCTATGAGCACTATGCCAATCTATGCCCTTGTCGATACGTGGAATAGTGCAGGCACGGTTTTTACCGGCATAGGCTTGAACGTCACCGACACCGCGTCAGCCGCGGGCAGTCTGCTGATGGATTTGCAGGTGGGTGGGACGAGTAGGTTTAGCGTTTCAAAAACGGGAATCATAACAACAAACGCCAACGTCAATATTGGTACCAACGCAATAACGGCAAACGGTTTTCGGACGACCGGCACTTTTGGAAATCTAGCGCTGCTGACAGACACGTCGCCTTTTGTTTCGTGGGGCGCGTCGCAAGATGTGCAGTTAACCCGAGACGCCGCCGACACCCTCGCGCAGCGGCGGGGCACGAACGCGCAGACGCATCGCTGGTATCGTTCGTTCACCGACGCGTCCAATTACAGCCGCGTTTATCTGGGTTGGAGTTCATCGACGGCCATCCTCGCCACCGAAGGCGCGGGAACTGGATCGCGCGGAAACATTGCTTTTGGCACTGCCGCTTTGGCGACGACCGCAACAGTTGGCTATGTGATGATTCCATCCAGCGCGGGCGCTCCTACGGGCGTTCCTGCTGACATTCCGACAGGACAGGTCGCTTTGCACTACGACACCAGCAGCAACAAAATCTACGTCTACAACGGCGGGTGGGTGTCCACCGCAGCCTTAACATAAGGACCATTGCCCATGACCACCTACACCCTCACCATCACCGACGACGTTTACCCTCAGCCCACTGAGCCGCTTGACACCAACGAGGCTTATCTAACGTTCGTGCTTTCGCGTGCGGCGGAAAGCTACCAGAACCAATACGGGACAGCGTCTAAGGAAGCCGGAATTACGGCGGCTAGGGAAGCCTTCAACGCCGCCCTGCCAGCCCCACAAGAGGAAGCCGCCTGATGACCCTCGACCTCACCCCCGCTCAATTCCAGGTGCTCGCTGGCCTGCTTGACGCCGCCATTAAAACCCTCGGCATCCGCGCCATGGAGGATGATGTCGTGGACCTGATGCAGGTCTTTAAAGCGGCGGCGCAGGCGCAACCCCAGCAGATGGACGAAGCGGCATGAGCAACGCCCGCGAGAACGTCAACCTCCTGGCCAGTGCTGACTTTGACATTGCAGCCCTTCGCTTAGCGAACTGGGGCGCGGGCGCTGTGCCGCCGCAGGTCATGCTCAAGCAGAGCTGGGTAGCGGGAGACGGCGGCGGGCTGTTCCGCTACGATGCATCCGACACCACGACCGCAGACGATGGCGGCATCGTCATCGTTGATGCGGCGGGGAATAGGTGGAAACGCCAAATAACTGAACCTGTCTACGATATACGGTGGTGGCCAATCGTTACGACAAACATAAGTGTCGACAACAGTGCAGTAATTAACACTGCCATAGCCGCAGTAGGCGCACGCGGTGGCGGTATCATTCAGTTTCCAGAAGCAAAGATTGGCATCGGTGCGACTATCAATTTGGGCAACGGATCGCTGACGCAAATCAGCACCATTAATGGCGTGATATTGCGCGGAATTGGATCTGAACATGCAAACGGCTATCGGTTCAGCGGCGATCGAGTAGCAACCACGCTTGTCTGGATCGGCGCAACGGATGGCCGCATGATTGACATTGTCGGGCCGTGTGAAGGAAACTCACTACAAAATCTTGTGCTTGATGGAAATGGAACTGCCGGATACGGTCTGCGCATCTTGTCTGGGTCGATGGGCTATTTTTCAAGTCTGTCTTTTTACCGCATCAAAACACGTCATCTAGAACTGAACGTGCAGCAGATACCTGATGCAGTGCTAACCGCTGCAAATGTCGGTTTCGCAATCAGATCGCCAGCCGACAATATGTTTTTTGGTCTAGATTTTGATGGACGGACAGGCACGTCCGGCCTTGGCACAGTCCTCATGTATTTCGACGGATGGGACGCAAAGTTCAACGATCCTGTTCGTAATACGTTTTTAAACACCAAGGGCATTGTTGATCTTGAAAACAACGCAGGTCTTGGACGTGCTGGCGTAGGGATCTGGATGCGGTTTGTTGATAGCCATAGTTTCATTGACACTTGGTTTCAAAGCTCGGGAACAGCAGCCACGCCAACCACTGCTTCGTGGTTGTATCTTGAGGGCGTGGCTCCGGGTGATGGCGCAAATTATCCGGTCAACAATAGCTTTTCTGGCAAGCTTCAGCGCGGGCAAAATCTGAAAGTCACACGCAACGCATCGTCAGCTTCTCCGGGCGGCAACATATTTGTGCCTATTGGCGAAGTAGATCAAGAACCTCTGCCGACTTGGCCCGAAACCAAAAGCGTCAACGGATACCAACCAGAAGCTGTGGATAGCGACGCAGAAATAAATTATGTCGCGGAATATGGCCTTCAACGGATTAGAGACGAACGCCGAAACCAACTACTTAATTCAGGTTTTTGGCGCGCTACACGCGGTGCAACTATTTCCTCTCCTGCAGCCAACACTTATACGCTAGACAATTGGGTTATCGACTATAACGGGACGCCTGTTGGTTTAGCGGTATCTCAGCAAAGTTTTGCAATTGGCCAAATAGATGTTCCGTGGGAACCACAGTACCATTCTCGAATAAGCGTAACGTCTGGTTCGGGGATGACTTCATTTTCGTTTTTTCAACGGATCGAAAATGTTCGGCGGTTTTCTGGCCGCAACTGCTGTCTTTCCGTTTGGGCTAAGGTAGCCTCAGGCACAATTACGCTGACCTCTGCTGCGGAGCAAAACTTCGGAACTGGCGGTTCACCATCTAGCTCAGTCCTAACTAGCTGCAACACGCTAGACGCAAACCAAACGATCACAACGACGTGGCAGCGCGTCCGTTTCAGGTTTTTACTTCCGTCTATTTCTGGGAAGACGCTTGGATCTAACAACAACAGCTACACAACTGTTGTTTTTTCTCTGCCGTTAAACACGAATTTCACGCTTGATTTAGCGGAACCTCAGTTTGAATACGGTGTCGCGGATACGCCTTGGGATAGAAGCTGCGCTGATTTGGCGGCTGAAGAAATTCTTTGTTCAAGATATTTGCGATCAGTTAATAAGACATTGAACAATATCTATAATGTTTTTGGAGTTGTTTCAACAGCTAATTTACTTGATAGCGTGCTGCTGTTTTCAGGTATGCGCGCATCTCCGTCTTTGATTGCGTCTGGGGCAGCCGCAGATTATCAAATTCGAGACTATTCCGGCGCAAACGGAGGCAACTGCACCAGCCTTCCGTCATTAGTTCAGGTAGGGGCTACTTCTGCAATCTTGCGTTTTACCATGACTGCTCACAGTTTGTCCTTGGGGACAATTGGACGACAAGAAAGTAATGCGTCGGGACTTTTGTTGCTGTCGGCAGAGCTGTAGTTTTTATTTGTGTTAGGCTTTTCAAAATCGGAGCGCTACAATGCCCCTTAAACGCGGCTCATCGAAAGCGACAGTAAGCGCCAACATCCGCACCGAGATGGCGGCGGGCAAACCGCAAAAGCAGGCGGTGGCGATTGCTTTGTCAAAGGCGGGCAAGAAAAAGAAATGACCGACTTCGACCCCTTCGACATCCAAAGCGCCCAAGCCCGCGACAATGATCGCCGGCACGCGGCGGCTATGGAGCGGCGAGCGGAGGCTGAAGACTGGTCATGGCTCCTCGCCAGCAAGCGAGGCAAGCGCATTGTGAAGGAGCTTCTCGACGTGGCTGGCGTGGCGAGATCGAGCTTCACCGGCTCAAGCGAGACCTTCTACCGCGAGGGCCAGCGCGCCATTGGGCTGCATATCTTGCGCCAGGCATGGACCCATGCGCGCGAAGAAGTGCCAAACCTACTGAGGGCTGACGATGAGTAACGAAACGACACCAGAGACGTTGATGACCGCCGCAGAGATCACCGCAGGCGCGCCATCTACGACGGCCGGCGCCACAGATGCATCTGTGACCGGCGACCAGCAGCCGGAGACCGGCGAGAGCACACCGCCCGCGGAAAACCAGCCCGCGACCAGTGGTGAAGAGATTGACTATGCTTTCACCTTTGAAGGGGACGTCGATGTTGACGCAACCTCGCTCGAAGACCTGAAGGCCCTAGCCAAGGATCTTAAGCTACCGATCGATCAGGCGCAGAAGATTGCCGATCTTGGCCAGAAGCAAGCCCAGCGCTGGCTTCAGGCCCAAGAGCAAGCGATCCAAGACGCCACGGCTCAGTGGGTTGAACAGGTCAAGACCGACAAGGAGCTTGGTGGAGAGGCGCTTAACGCCAATCTGGCCACGGCCAAGACGGCCTTGACCCGCTTCGGATCTCCTGAGCTGACAAAGCTGTTGGACGAAAGCCGCCTCGGCAATCACCCGGAGGTTATCCGGTTCTTTCACCGCGTCGGCAAGGCCATCGGAGATGACAGCCTAGTGCCTGGAGGCAGGACGACCAATCGCCCCGCTAACCCGGCGCAGCGTCTCTACGACAACTCTAACCTCTCATAACGTAATGATGTAAGGATACAGCCCCATGGCAACCCTTTCGACTATCCACCCCACGCTGATGGACGTGGCCAAGCGCCTCGATCCGGACGGCAAGATTGACACTATCGTTGAGATCCTCGCGGAGACCAACGAAATCCTCGAAGACATGGTCTGGATGGAAGGCAATCTGCCGACCGGCCATCGCACCACGATTCGCAGCGGCTTGCCCGCCCCAACCTGGCGCAAGCTTTACGGCGGCGTGCAGCCCACGAAATCCCGCACCGTGCAGGTCACGGACACCTGCGGGATGCTCGAAGCTTACGCCGAAGTGGACAAGGCCCTTGCCGACCTTAACGGCAACACGGCTGCGTTCCGCTTGTCTGAGGATCGCGCGCACATCGAGGGCATGAACCAGGAGTTTGCAAGCTCCCTGTTCTACGCGTCTGAAGCCACCGCGCCTGAGGAGATCACGGGCTTCGCCCCGCGCTTCAATCTCAGCACGGCTGAAAACGGCGAAAACATCATTCGCCAAGGCAATGCCCAGCCCGACAGCACTGACAACGCGTCGATCTGGCTTATCTGCTGGGGCGAAAACACCTGCCACGGCATCTACCCCAAGGCGTCGATTGGCGGCTTGCAGATGACCGACAAGGGGCAAGTGACCATCGAGAACGTCGATGGCTCTGGCGGGCGCATGGAAGCTTACCGCACCCACTATCGCTGGGATTGCGGCCTCTCTGTGCGCGACTGGCGCTATGTGGTTCGCATCCAGTACAACTCGGAAGACCTCGTTGGCGATGCAGCCTCTGGCCCCGATCTCTTGGACCTCATGACCCAAGCGCTCGATGTGCCTCCCAGTCTCACCCTTGGCCGTCCGGCGTTCTACATGAACCGCCGCGCCCGCTCCTTCCTGCGTCGCCAGATGCTGGAAAAGGTCGCAGGCTCAACCCTGACGATGGAGCAGATCGGCGGCAAGCTTGTGCTGGCCTTCGCGGGCATCCCTGTGCGTCGCTGCGACGCCCTTCTCAACACTGAAACCGGCGTCGCCTAAAGCGAACGGGCAGGAGATAGTTCAATGATTATGGACGAAAGACTT